AACTACATCAGGAAGAAAACAAGCTAGACAAATTGACGGACAAAGATTTGCTATCACATTACAATTTCCTACTATGACTAGAGCAGAGTTTGCACCTATTCAAGCATTTGTAATGAAACAAAGATCACAATTAGAATCTTTTACAGTAGTACCACCAACAGTTAAAAATGCTTTAGGTGTAGCAACAGGAACTATATCTGTAAATGGTGCTTTGACTGCTGGAACTACAACAGCTTCTATAGATGGTATGACAACATCAACGAATGGGATATTAAAAGCTGGAGATTATTTTAGATTCACAGGACAAGAAAAAGTTTATATGGCAGTTGAAGATTTAGATGCTGATGGGTCAGGCGAAGGTACATTAACATTTGAACCACCTTTACGAAATAATGTAAGTAATGATGTTGCTTTAATTTATGACAATGTTGATTTTACTGTTTCATTAACTAATGATATTCAAGAATTTAATATTGGAACACAAGAATATTTTAATTACGAAATTGATTTAGTAGAGGTATTGTAATGGCTAGAGGATTAACTACGGCAGTTAATAATGAACTAGCTACTGACAAACTTAATCCAGTAACTTTAGTTTATATTAATGTAAGCACAGGACTAAGATTTACAGATCATTATAAAGATTTAACTTACGATTCTAATACTTACACAGCTTCATCTTTATTTCTTAAAGTATCTGAAGTTAGAGAATCATCAGAAGTAGAAATAACAAACATAGCTTTAGAATTTACTGGTGCAGATCAAACTATTATATCTTTATTTTTAAACAACGAATACATGGATAGAGATGTAGAGATATACAAAGGTTTTCTCAATAATACTCAAACTTTAATTGCTGATCCATTTCTTTTATTCAAAGGTAGAATAGAATCTTTTAGCATAGATGAAACTTTACAAAGTTCTGACGTTAAAGTTGTAGCTACATCACATTGGGCAGATTTTGATAAAATCAAAGGAAGAAAAACAAATACTAATTCACAACAATTATATTTTGCTGGTGATCTTGGTTTTGATTATGCTTCACAAACAGTTCAAGACATTAAATGGGGTAGAGCATAATGCAAGATATTGTAGAACTATTTAGAAACTTTAAAAAATATGATTCTATGAATGACAATCAATTAAGATTATATCTAATGCCATCTATAAGTTTAGGACAATGTAAAAAGTTTTATGATGGTGATAAATTAGTAGGTTTTGTTAATTGGGCTTATATACATAATTTAACAGAACAAAGATTTAAAAAGTCAGGCAAAATCATGGCAACAGAATGGAAATCAGGAAACAATCTTTGGTTAATAGAAATAGTTTGCATTAAACATACGTTTAAGATGATGAGAGATATTTATAATTATTTTAAAAAGAAAATGAATATAGATCAATCCATAAACTGGTTACGCACTAACTCAAATATTTATAGAGTTGGTAAAAAACATAAAAGGGAGTTTCACGTATAATGGGTGGTGTAGTAGATGCAGTAGTAAATGTCATAAGTAGCTTTATCAGTTGGTTAATACCAATTCCTGAAGTTCCTGATTTTGATGTTAATGCAGAAACAGAAAAAGGTGTATTAGTAAATAAATCATCTAACAACGCACAAATTCCTATTGTCTATGGAACAAGGCAAGCAGGAATTACTAGAGTATTTTTAGAAACTTCAGGCACAGATAACAACTATCTTTACATGGCTGGTGTTCTTTGCGAGGGAGAGATTGAAGCTATAGATGAAATTTATATTGATGATAAGCTAGTTACATGGGCTAGTGCTTTATCTCATGGTACAGTTACAGAAGTAGGAAGTGGAGATAGTAATTTTTACAAAGATTCTACATCACATATTCAAGTGCAACCTTTTTTTGGTTTAGATGATCAAGTTAGTTCAAGTGTATTATCAACTTCTACAAATTGGGGTACTAATCATAGACTAAGAGGTGTTGCTTATCTTGCTTTACGTTTTACATGGAATCAAGATATTTTTGGACAAATACCTCAAGTCAAAGTTACATTAAAAGGTAAAAAAGTATATGACCCAAGAACTACAACTACTGCTTATTCAAGCAATCCAGCTTTATGTTTATTAGATTATTTAAGAAGTGAACGATATGGTAAAGGATTACCCAATTCTGCTTTTGAAGCAAACTTTCAATCATTTCAAGATTCTGCTGACGAATGTGAAACACAAGTAACACCTTATTCAGGTGGATCAGATATAAATGTATTTGATACTAATGCAGTACTAGATTCTTCTCAAAAGATCATAGACAATGTTAAAAAATTGCTTAATCCTATGAGAGCATTATTTACTTACACTCAAGGAACATACAAACTTAAAATTGAAGGCACAGGAACAGCAGTTAAAACAATTACATCAGATCATGTTGTTGGTGGTGCTAAAGTTTTAGGAGAACGTAAAAACAATAAATACAATCGTGTTATAGGAACATTTGTTAATCCTGAAAAGAACTGGCAACAAGATACAATATCATTTCCACCAGCAGATGATTCTAGCTTACCTTTAGATGATCAACACGCAACTATGAAAGCATTAGACAACGATACTTTGCTTGAAGGTAATTTTGATTTTCCGAATGTAACAAGTCCTTATCAAGCAGAAGACTTATGTGAAATTATTTTACGAAGATCAAGAAACCAATTACAAATACAATTAAGATTAACTTCTGAATTTTTAGATTTAGCAATAGGAGATATTGTTCAAATTTATTATCCAACAGGTGGGTTTAATAATAAACCATTTAGAGTTTTAGGAATGACGATCAATGAAGACTTAACTGTTGATGTGCAACTCTATGAGCACCAAGATAACTTCTACACATGGACATCTAAATCACAAGCACCAACAATAGCTGATACCAATTTACCTAATCCTTTTAGTGTTCAAGCACCAGCATCTTTGACTTTAGGAGATACTTTAATTGAATATAACCAAACACCTTTGATTGCATTAGATATAACTGTCGGTGCAAGTCCTGATAGCTTTGTAGATTATTATCAAGTTGAATATAAATTAAGCACAGATACAAACTATATTATCTACGCACAAGGTTCAGGTTTAAATCACAGAGTATTAAATGTGATTGAACAAGCAACTTATGATGTAAGAGTAAAGGCAGTTAATAGTTTAGGTGTATCTAGTAGTTATGTATCTGCACAAAGAACGATTGTTGGAAGTACAGAACCACCTAGTGATGTTGAAGACTTTGCTTGTAATATTGTTAATTCAGATGCACATTTAAGTTGGGAACAAATACCTGATTTAGATTTATCACATTATCAAATTCGTTATTCTACATTAACAGAAGGTGCGGAATGGCAAAACTCAGTTTCTTTAGTTGAAAAAGTATCAAGACCAGCAACCTCTATTACTGTACCAGCTAGAGTAGGAACATACCTAATCAAAGCAGTTGATAAGCTAGGTAATTATTCTGTTAATTCTACTAATATAGCTACCAATATTTCTGCAATAGGAAATTTTAATTCTATTACAACACAATCAGAACACCCTACATTTGCTGGAACAAAAACAAATTTAACTTTAGAAAATGATACTGTTAAAATAACTAATTTAGCACAAGATGGAATTTATGATTTTGCTAATGTTATTGATATTGGTGCAGTACATACAGCAAGGGTAACAGCTTCTATTACTCAATTTGCAGAAGACCCTAGTGAATTATTTGATAGTGGTAGAGGTTTTACTTTATTTGATGATGCAACTGGTTCATTTGACGGAGATTCACCTTCTAACTCAAATGCACATTTAGAGATTGCTTTATCTAATGACAATGTAACTTATACTGCATTTAAAAACTTTGTTATTGGCGATTACACAGCTAGATACTTTAAGTTTAGATTATATTTAATATCAAGAGATGGCTCTACTACTCCAGTTATTAGTCAAGCATCAATAGCTGTAGATATGATAGATAGGATATTTAGTGGAAATGATATAGTGAGTGGTGCTGGTACTAAAACTGTTAGCTTTACAAATCCATTTAAAACAGTTAATTACGCAGTAGGTATAACCGCACAAGGAATGGCCACAGGAGATTTCTTTGAAGTAGAAAACAAAACTATCAATGGTTTTGATGTTACTTTTAAAAACTCAGGTGGAACGGCAATATCTAAAACATTTGATTACATGGCAAAAGGTTATTAATGGCAAATCACGATTATATAATAAGCAACCAAACATTTCCGTCTTTTAGAACTGACTTAAATAATTCATTATCTGCAATAGCAAGTAACAACTCATCTGCAAGTGAACCTAGCACAACTTATGCTTATCAATGGTGGTACGATACTTCTAATGATCAACTTAAAATAAGAAATAAAGATAATGACGCATGGATTACTGTAGCAACATTTAATCAAACAACGGACACCATTACTTTAGTAGGAACTTATCTTCAATATCTTCCTACAATTACTTCAATCAGTCCTGACACAATAGATAACAATGCTTCTAATGTTGTCATCACAGGAACAAACTTTGTCATCACTCCTAATGTA